CCTTCCCAAGCAACTAGAGATGTATTGTATCTAATCGCACCAGTATATAACGCACCACCTGTAGGTCTTTGTGCAGTTGTTCCTGTTGGAGGAACCCAAGCACCAACACCTGCCTGATCTCTTGTCATATAACCTAATACAGCGTTTTCAGTTGGAACAGCATTGTTTGAGTTTCCACCTAAAGTCATATCTGTACTAAATTCATTTACAGACGCACCTAATTCGGCACCGATAGAACCAAGTTTTAATTCACTTAATCCTGAAAGGTTAAAGGCGTCTGCATTAAGAGTAGCAGATCCAGTTGCCTGTTCAATCTTAAATAAATCTCCAACTCTAAAGTCCCCTTGTTGGTCGGTTGATACCCAATATACTCTACCGCCATCTTCTTCAGTTACCTCGTCATCTTGGTCTGGATTTTGTGTCGGTACACCTGGATAGTTTGTAGTTACAAAATCTCCAGTACCGATATTTAAGAAATCGTGGCCTGTTAAACGAATGTTTGAGTAACCAGTTGTTATATCTGTTGATATACTATCACCTTTTGCTTTTAGTGATGTAATATCTTCAGTTAATCTGATTACAGCAGTTCCGTTTGTTGTATCTTCTTCAGATACTAGTCCTACTCTATAATATTTTGTATCTCCAGTACATTTAATATTGGCAGCAAGTGTAATAATACCTGTTGCGTTCAATGTAGTTGTACCTGATTTAACAGCAAGTAAAGGTCCTCTTTGACCTTGTTGTGCAGGTGAACCAAAACTTGAATCTAATTGTACTTGGAATGTTGATGAATCTTCTTTTTCTATTGTAATAATTTCACTATTTTGGAAGTTACCACTTATATTTTCAATGTGTAAGTATTGTAAAGATGTATTAAATCTAAACATTGTAGCAGTTGCACCTGAAGTTACACCTTGTATTCTAGCAGTTCCTTGACCTTGTGTAGCAATTGAATTTTCTAAATCTGAAACGGTTGCACCACCTTGGAAAGCAGCGGCATTGTATTTCAACATTAAACCTCTAGTTTGAATGTTTACTGGTGTTTCGTCTTCATCTGTACCAGAAGCAACACAAGCCTTTTCTCCATATGCGTGTGAGCAGTTTAGACCTCTAATAAATCCGCCTGATTCTGCAAATACGGCCTTCTCAGCATAATAAACGAATACTGATACTGCCTCGCAACGACCATTTCCTAAGATATGAATACCCATACCGTCGGAGTTGATTTGAGTAAAGTCGTTTCCTAAAATTGATTTGTTTGAAGATGGATGGGTTTTCTTATGTAAGTTACCATCAATCTGTAATCCACAAGCACCTGCGTTTACGGATGTGCAGTTTTGTATGTATGGAGAAGCAGACTTAATGTTTCCACCTGGATCAAGTGATATAACAGCAGCCATTTCAACACCTTTAGGTATAACTCTTTCTCCTACATCTGTAATATTAAATCTTGCTCTAGCAAGAGTTACATAATCATTTGTTGATAATCCGTGTGATGAATTAGTATTTACCGTAATCTCTCCAGCACCGTGAGCATAAGCATAGTTAGACACCGTTATGTCAGTTGATTCTGAACCTTCAGCGATTACATTACCACCTTTAACATATGTGTGTGTTAATGTATCTGTTGAAGTAGGTACCGTAAATGAAGTACCACTAGTTACGTTTACTTTATATAAACCACCTGCTTTTTTCGTTCCAGTTAATCCTACGAATGTAAAGTTTCTAATGTTGTTTGAGTCATTACATAAAAACATTTGTGAAGCATTATTATTTTCTAATGAACCAACCGTTAAAGTTAGATCACCACCGCCACCAATTTTACTTGATGGTAAAGTAATAACATCATCAACATTAAAGTGTGCCCCACCGTGATAAGTTACTATTTCTGTTGGTATACCACCTTGTACTAATACGCTGAATACAGCAGATTGACCAACTTCTGGAAGAATTTTATCTCCTTCAGTTGTAGAATATACTAATCCTGATAATTTAATTACATCACTAGCAGATAAACCGTGATTTGTTGTAGTTGTAATTGTACATACACCTGTTGAATTATTATAAACTGCATTTGATATAACTATTTCACCATAAGCAGCGTTTGTAATTTTACCACCTCTAATATAAGTGTGTGCTAAATCTGAAGTTCCTAAACTAACCGTAATAGTAGTTGCGTCAGGAGCACTTGCAACTGATAATGATTTTTCAACTTTACTAGGGTGTATATATTGATATAAACCGTTTGTTGCACCTGTAAAACCATTTGTTAATTTAACGGTTTTGATTTGAGTACCAGCACCTGAAGCAGGTTGTACTTTTGTATTTCTTAATGATTCTCCAACTATTGAAACGCCTCCTCTTACTACTAATGGAAGTGTTTCACTAAAAGTACCATTTTTAATTCTTAATGTATCACCTGCAACAGATTTAACATCCATTGTTAAAGGAGTTGTAGCAGAACCAATTAATGATCCGTCAACTCTAATTTTGTCTCCAACATTATGTTCAGCAGTTCCGTTTACTATTTCTACTGATACTGAACCTGAAGTATTAACTTTAAAGTAAGGCGACTCACCTAATTCAGGATATGTTTTAGCACCAAGAGAACAAGTATAATCTAATCCTCTAACTCTTACGGTATCACTTACTGATAATCCGTGTGCGCCTGAAGTTGTAATTGTAATAACACCTGTTGAATTATTATAAGGTGCGTTTGTAACCGTTAATGATGTGTCGTCTGTTTTTCTAACTTCACCACCACTAACATAAGTGTGAGCATATGTAGAAGTCGCTAATGAAATTTCAAATGATGTAGAAGTAGGAACACCTGAAACCGTAAATTGTTTGTATGTTACACCTCTTACATTATTATATAATCCTGCAGTACCACCTGTACCACCAGATACATTTTCTACTTCTCTTAATTTTTTATTTTTTGCTTTTTTAACAGCGTGTGCAATTGATTTATATGGTTGTGATTCTGTTCCTGGGTTTGTATCTAAACCACTAGGAGAAACCCATAATACATTACCAGCAGATGTTCCACTCCATACAATATCATCACCATTTGTTGTTAAAACTGAACCTGGAAGACCGATAGGTAATCTAGTTACACCACCATCGTTTTGTGTAATCATATCGCCACGAGTAGTCAATACAGCGGCAGTATCACCTTGTGCAACAATACTCCAAACGGTTGCGTCTGAACCTGGTTGAATATTTGTTTGTTGATCTTTCAACATTACATATGAGTTTGAAGAATATCTTACCGTATCACCTACATTGTAAGTTGTAGCGGAATCATATGTACCTCTCCAGTTAAATCCACCAACTACTTGTTTCCAATAAGTTGAGTTAACTGCACCAGTAGCAGCAGCAGGTCTTTCGTTAGTTGCGCTTAAAATACAGACATAAGAATTACCACCATACTGAACCGTATCTCCAGTTTTGTATGCTGTTCCGTGTGAGTAAACACCAGTTGCATTAAAACCAGTAGTTACAACATCCCAATATGAATTGTCTGCAGGAGTTTGTCCAGATGATTCTTCATCATTAATCCAAACATAAGAATATCCTCCGTAAGTTACGACATCCCCTTTTGAGTAAACCGTACTTGCGTTGTATGAATCTTCAAATTGTAATCCTTCAGAATAAATTGAAAAGTTTGCCTGTGCGAAATCGTCTGTTGTTGCACCTGAAGTATGAGCAGTTGTACATCTATATTGGTATGAACCAAATTTAACAACATCATCTAATCTGTAATATGTTGTAGTTGCCCAATCACCTCTAAATGCTAAACCTTCACTATAAAGTGTAAAGTTTCCTAAAACTATGTTTGCGTCACCACCAGCAGCAGATGTATGCTCAGTAGTAACTCTATATGTTCTTCCCCCATACTTAACTAGGTCATTTAATCTGTATTGAGTTGAGGAAGCGTAATCACCTCTAAAAGTGATACCGTCTGAATATTGTTCAAAATTTGCTTGATTTAAAACTAAACTTGATGAAGTATGTGCTGTTGTACATCTGTATTGTTTACCACCATAAGATACAACATCATTTAATTTGTACCAAGTTGAGTTGGCATAACTACCTTTGAAGTAAAATGATTCTCCGTGTAATTGCCAATAGTTTGTATATGTGCCAGGACTAGTATAAAAAATGTTTTCGTTATTTGGTGAAGTGTGATTTTGAATACACACATATGAATTACCACCATATTTTACTATGTCATCTATAACATAGCCTGTACTAGTTGCCCAATCACCTCTCCATTTAAATTTAAGTCTACCTAGTTTAAAATCTGCCATTGTTTTCCCTTAATTACTCATTATACTGCACTCTGGTAAGTAGTCGTTCCTGAACTTGCCGTTGTGTCTTCAAAAGTGTCAAAGTCGTCTGTTCCTAATGCTGACCTTGAAACTCCTGCGTTTACTCTTTTTACTAAATCTCCACTAGTACTATTTATAAGAAAAGTTGTAGTAGGATTATCAGAATAGTTAATTTGTTGAAATCTATCGCTATCATTATTAAAGTATCTTTTCTTAACCGTACCTATAACAATACTCAATCCAGTCTTTGGAATTAGAGTAAAAGTAACTACGGTGTTATTGACTAGTGTAAAGTCTGAAAATGGTACTTGTTGAACACCATCTAAAAATACTGCAATCCTTGACTCATTTAATACAGGAACAGATATAGTAAATTGATATGCCGAACCATCTGTTGTAAAGTAGTTAACATCATACATTTCCAGTCTTTCATCAACATAATCTTGTTGATCTCTTCCTACGAAGTCAGACTTACCGTCTTCATAAAATTTTGATACTTCAATAGTTTCATTACCCAAGTTAGGGTTTACTGAAGTCAAATAAAGCATACCATCTTTGGTTCTTCTTAAACCATTGAATGATTTTTGCTTTGTAGAAGCAGCAGGTGTATGTGATACTAGATAAGGCATAATTCCCTATATTTATTCTTATGTTAACGCTAAAATACTAGCATATGCCTCTACATCAACTGAACTTGAGTCAGGTTGTGGGTCAGCAAATACTCTTACAATATCGTTATTCTCCAAGTTAACTGGTTTATCTAAAGTTAATGTATTGTTTGGTGGAACTTCTAAACTTTTACCTATATGATAAAATGTAGAACCACCATCAGTAGAAACTTTTACATTTACGGTAGCAGTAGATGTTGTACTTTTATTAGAAATGTATAATGCGTGTACTACAGCATATTCATTTGAAGCTGCTGTGTATAAGTTAGCAGATGAGTCATCCGATAACTGCACGGCCATTCCTGCATTTTTAAATGTACTTGCCATAATTAACTACCAAAAACTATTGAATACGCTAATGCGTCTCCGTCCATTGCAATTACACCGTCTGAATCTGGTAAAGTGATTGTTCTATCACCTGTAGGTTCAGCAACGGTTAAAGTTGTTTCATATGCGTTTTCTAAATAACCTTCAAAAACTAAATTTGCACCGTTTAATGTAATATCATTACTAGTTACGGCACCAGCATTTGTAACTGCTTGTAAAGTTACAGCACCAGCACCACCAACTTCTTTGACAACGCCACCTGATGTTTTAGTATATAACTTACCATCGGTAACATTCATCGCCAATTCGTGTGTTTGTAGAGCAGCAGCACCAGGTATTTGATTTGGTGTTTCTGATCTTTTAATCTTAATTACGGTTGCCACTAAAATGTTCCTCCATCAACGGTTACAATTTCAACTTCTCCTGAAGTTACACTAAAATTGTCTGAAGTAAATTTAGCAACACCTTTGTTAGAAGTAGTAGCATCCTCACCCTCAACTTTGATAGTATTATTATCAACGATTGTGTTAATACCTTCTCCTGCTAAAAATTCTAAATTTTCTTCTAAATAAACTCTACCTGTTGTTGAAGATTCATCTGTTAAAGTAATAAATGGATTTGCAAGTTTAGATGTTTGAATTGATCCACCTAACATTGCATTTGTAATTCCTAATGCCTTAACTCTTAATGCGTCTGTATTTACTTCAATTGAAGAATCATCTACAGCAACATCTAATTGATTTCCTGATTTTGTTAAAGCTGCACCTGCAGTTATTTGACCTGCACCAGAAAACTGAGCAACATCTAAAGCAGTTGTTCCAAAAGTAGGAGCACCTGTGTGTGTAAATGTGTATCCGTTGTTAGCATTTAATGTACCTTCTTCAACGAATACAAAAGAACCACCTGTTAATTCTGATGGTTGATCTTCTGGAGTTGCTCTTGTTAATACCCAATTTGTAGAACCACTACCTACATTAGTTACAACATAGATACCATTTTCAGAAGCAGTCGTTTGATCTTTAACTAAAATTCTATCATTTAAATTAGCGGCAGTTGAGTCAAGTGTTAATGTTGCCTGTGTGCCTGAATTGGTTAATGTAGCACCAACACCAGCAGTACCGTTATTATAAGTTGCTGATAAGTTAGCCGTTGTTGCAAGTTTACAAGATGGTTTAGTATCTAAACCTTGTGCAACTTGGTCAACATATGCCTTATTAGCAAGTGAAGTATCACCGAAACCTGATCTATCTTCATAACCAGATGGTACAACAACCGTACCAGTTCCGTGTGGGTCTAAATTAATATCTTTATTAGCACTTGTAGTTGACATTGTTTGACCATTGATCGTAATGTCATCTATAACTATTGAAGTTAATCCTGATAAATCTGTTGTAGCAGCGGCACCTAAAGTTAATGTTTGAGCACCTAAAGAAACTTGTGGATTTGCTAAATTAGCATTTGTAATTCCAGCAGTACCAGATAAATTTGAGTTTGTAATATTTGTTGCGTCTATCTGTACTTGGTTGTCTGAAACGGTAGTTGTAATACCAGAACCAGCAGCAAAAGTTAATGTTTCGTTTGTGTTGTAAGTATCTGTATTTGTTCCGTCAGATAAAACTATGTTTGAAAATACGGTTTCAAAATCTAAATTACCAGAACCATCTGTTTTTAAGAATTGACCAGCAGTACCATCTCCATCAGGTAAAGTAAATGTTTGAGATGAAGTTACAGCGTTAGGTGATTTAATTCCTATGTAATTAGTACCGTTATTAGTACCTTCATTAAATCTAACTTCACCACCTGTTGTTAGTGAGTTACCTATGTTTAATGTAT